AGTGAAACCAGGATCAAAAGCTGCTAATCGTAGGAAGTCATACTGCGCTAGATCACTAGGACAATTAAAAAGGTCATCAGCAAAAACAAGAAACGATCCTAATTCACGAATCCGTCAGGCAAGAAGGAGATGGAAATGTTAAAGAAAAAAGCAATTAAAAAAGTAATTAAAGGATTGGGCAAAGCCGTTAAAGCTCATACTAAACAAGCTAAAATGTTGAAAGGAGCTATAAATGGCGGATCCAAAAAAAGTAACAGGAAAAAAGCCTAATAGTGTATTTTATGCGGGATACGAAAAAATTAGAAGCTTTTTCAAAAGCAAAAGAAAAAGAAAATAAACAAATGAATTTGTTTCGAACTCTTAAAAAAGAGGTTGAGACAGGTGCGAATGGAACGCAAGATTATATAATTAAGAAAGGAATCAACCAAGGTAAAAAGGCATATGTTAAGTAATGAAGAATTAGTAATATTAAATAAAGTACAAAAATTTTTAAAAGAATCATATCAAAATATTGGAGACAACATGATTAGTGGAACTGTTGACAATATGGAAAAATACAAGTATATGATGGGACAGGCACATGCCTATTTAAGAACATCACAGGAAATCTCTAACCTGCTAAATCCAAAGGAGCAAAAAAATGACAGAGAAAAAAGACCAGATAACGTTGTCAACTTCGGAAACTCCGAAACCTAAGTCAGCATTATTAGATAAATACGAAAAACAAAATAAAGAAGCTAATCAAAAAGAAGTTGATGGCTACGAACGTTTAAAAACAAAAGAATCTTCAAAACTACCAAGGCCTACTGGCTGGAGACTTTTAGTTTTACCTTTTAAGATGCCGGAAAAAACTAAAGGTGGATTGTATCTTGGACAAGATACTTTAGAAAGACAACAAGTAGGTTCTACTTGTGGTTTGGTTCTTGAAATGGGACCACATTGTTATGACAAAGATAAATTTCCTGAAGGACCTTGGTGTAAAAAAGGTAATTGGGTTATCTTTGCAAGATATGCTGGATCAAGAATCCAGATAGATGGTGGGGAAGTAAGATTGCTAAATGATGATGAAGTTTTAGCAACCATCGAAAAACCTGAAGATATATTTCATCAATATTAATCATAGAGGAGGATAACTATGCCAATAGACAATAAAGTCGAAATAGATACATCTGGTCCATCAATGGATGTTGACATTCCTGAAGAAAAGGATGCAGCAGAAATTGAACAACCAGAAGTAAAAGAAGAACCAACGGTAAGACCCGTTGTTGAAGAAACAACTGAAACAGAAACAGAAGTTAAAGTTGAAGAAAAGAAAGAAGAACCAAAAGAAGAGAAAGAAAAAGAATTAGAACAATATAGTGATTCTGTACAAAGAAGAATTGCTAAACTAACTCATAAATGGAGAGAAGCAGAGAGACAAAAAGATGAAGCAACTGCATTTGCACAAGCTCAAATTAAATTAAAAGAGCAAGCAGAAGCAAAAATCTCGAAGCTTGAACCAGGATACCTTCAATCTACTGAAGACAGTATCACATCAGGAATACAAGCAGCACAAGCAAAACTTGCAGCAGCTAGAGAAGCAAATGATCTAGGAGCTGAAGCAGAAGCTTTAACTGCAATATCTGAGTTAGGTTATAAAAAAGCAAAACTCGAAGAGACAAAAATAGCTCAAGAAGAGTTTAAGAAAAACAAAAAAGCAGAACCAGAGCTTAAATTAGATCAAAAACAAACAGCATCAAACCCTGCTCCAGATCCAAAAGCGGAGGCTTGGGCATCTAAAAACAGTTGGTTTGGTACTGATAACGCTATGACTTATACAGCGTTTGATCTGCACAAGACACTTACTGAAAAGGAAGGATTCGATCCACAGACTGATGAATATTATCAAGAGATTGATAAAAGAATTAGACTTGAATTCCCACACAAATTTGATACAACTACATCAGATAAAGGGGAAGTTTCGGCCAAACCCGTACAAACAGTAGCTAGTGCGAAGCGAAGTACAAATACTGGTCGCAAGACTGTGAGACTCACATCCTCTCAGGTAGCAATCGCTAAAAAATTAGGTGTGCCACTAGAAGAATATGCGAAACAATTAAAAATCACGAAGGAGGTATAGCATATGGAAAACGATAATAACAAAAGAGCCTCGCGTGCGAGTCAAACTAGAGAAAAAGAAGCTAAGAAAAAAGTTTGGTCTCCACCATCATCTTTAGATGCACCCCCTGCGCCAACAGGATTTCAACATAGATGGCTAAGAGCTGAAAGCTTAGGCTTCCATGATACTAAAAATATTCAAGGAAGAATAAGATCAGGATACGAATTAGTAAGAGCTGATGAATATCCAGATTCAGAATTTCCAATTGTTGAAGATGGTAAATACAAGGGAGTAATCGGAGTTGGTGGCCTTGTGCTGGCAAGGGTACCGAATGAGATCGCCCAACAACGTGCGGACTACTATAAAAAGCAGGCCCAAGATAACGTTGATGCAGTAGACAACGATCTTATGAAGGAACAGCACCCAAGTATGCCTATCAATATTGATAGACAAACACGTGTAACTTTTGGTGGTTCTAAGAAATCTTAAAGAATTCTAAACCAACAAGACTGCACTTAAACTAACAATGTCTAAGGAGGACAACAACTATGGCTAATAAAGATAGCGCATTCGGTCTGAGAGCGATCGGAAAAGTTGGACAGAATAGAGACAATCAAGGTTTAAGTGAATACTCAATAGCAAGTAACCAAGCTGGATCAATTTTTTTTCAAGATCCGGTTAAATGCTTAAACACTGGAACAATCGGTGTAGCAGCAGCTGGTAATGAGTTATTGGGAACACTTAATGGTGTGTTCTATACTGACTCAACAACTAAAAAACCAACGTTCAAAAATCACTACACTCAAGTAGTTGCTAGTGATATTGTAGCGTTCGTTTCTGATGACCCGTATGAAAGATTTGAAATACAATCTGACAATACGCTTGCATCAGCACAAACAGATGTGTTCTTAAACGCTGATATTTTATACACTGCTGGCGATTCTGCTAACAATGTATCTAAAGTAGAGTTAGATGACAGTACATTAAATGATACTTTATCTGCTCAACTTAGAGTTATCGGTGTTTCAAAAGATCCTGTAAACAATGATTTAGGTTCATCGAACGTAAACTTTGTTGTAATGATCAACGAACATGCCTTAAAATCAACACTAGGTAACGTATAAGAATAAGGAGATAAATTATGGCGATATCACGAGGACAACTAGTTAAAGAACTAGAGCCAGGATTGAATGCTTTATTCGGCCTGGAATATAAACGTTATGAGAATCAGCATGCTGAAATATATGCTACAGAATCTTCAGACAGAGCGTTTGAAGAGGAAGTAATGTTATCAGGTTTTGCTCAAGCTCATGTTAAACCAGAAGGAAGTGGAGTTGCTTTTGACAATGCTCAAGAAACTTTCACTGCAAGATATACACACGAAACTGTGGCTCTTGCTTTTGCGATAACAGAAGAAGCAATTGAGGATAACTTGTATGACAGACTTGCTAGCAGATATACTAAAGCATTAGCTAGATCTATGGCGAACACTAAACAAGTTAAATCTGTTGTACCACTAGTACAAGGTTTACCAACTAATGACGGCTTTGATTCAGGAGACGGTGTTTCATTATTTAACACTGCTCACCCTACAATTGCTGGAACAGTTGCAAACACTTTGGCTAACCAAGCTGACTTGAATGAAACTTCATTAGAACAATCATTAATTGACATTGCTGCAATGACAGACGAAAGAGGTCTAAAAATTGCTGCAAGAGGTGTTAAAATGATCGTTCCAAGTGAACTTCAATTTACAGCTGAGAGATTGATGAAATCTCAAGGTAGAACACAGACTGCTGATAATGACATCAACGCAATCGTTTCTATGGGAATGGTTCCTCAAGGTTATAGAGTGAACAATTTCTTAACAGATCCAGATGCGTTCTACATTATCACTGACGTACCAAATGGTATGAAGTACTTTGACAGAAGCCCGATTAAAACGGCTATGGAAGGTGACTTTGATACTGGTAACGTAAGATACAAAGCTAGAGAAAGATACTCTTTTGGAGTTTCTGACTATAGAGGTATCTTCGGCGTTGAAGGTGTATAATAATTAATTATTTGAGGCGGAACATAGTTCCGCCTCATTTAGAAAGTAAGAAGAAAGACTCATGAAAAAATTTATAATTACAATAAACGCATACGATCACTACGCAAAATTTACAGTATCATCTAATGATGATCCTATTTCCCTTGAACAAGCAATAGTTGACAAAC